TGAACTAAAAGAAGATAACAAAGAGATGCGACAGAAGGTAGACAAACTACAATCTGATATCTCTGAACTCTGGAAGCACAAATAGAAAAAAGGCCCGATAGAAACCCTATTGCTAGGGAATCTATCGGGCCTTTTTCTTTTGTCTAGACTTTAGGGAGCCAACTAACACATTGAAAATCGTAAGTCACAACCTCTAGGTCAATAGAAGCAGTCTCCGATACAGCAAACCTATTGCAAGCCTCGTACGTAGGGAAGACAATAGAAGGAGTAGCGGGGAAACAAGAGTAGGGGTTAGCTACCTCGCAGAATAAAGCAATCACTGTCCACATTAATTGTCTCCCTTTAAAGTTGATAAGGCTGCGTTGAGGTAGTATTGAGCCTTACGCAAGTCCTCTTCTGGTTTACCTTTGTAGTCATGTCGGTGTAAGTATTTAATGCAGTTCCCCAGACAGTAGGCTTTGAAACCCCCCTCACCAAGGACTTGTCGGATATAGTCAATACACTCGATACCCCCTTGATTGTAGTGTGCAGGTTTTTCTACGGGGTCATGTGTGTCCCCAGAGGCGGTTGGTTCATGGGGCGGATCACGATAGAAGAATATATTATTCAATCCCTAAGTCCTTTCTCGTATTTACCAAAAGCAACAATCCAGTCCCGACAAACTTTGGACCTCACGATATCGTCTACATCAAACTCAATGATAGGGATGCCTAAGTCATAACGGTAGATCATATCCACAATCTGATCAAGGCCAGAGTTGTTACCTCTAAGGTCATTCTGTTGAATATCCCCGTTTATAACTAACTTGCAGTCTTCCCCAACACGAGTGACCAGCATCTTGATTTCTGCCGGGGTAGTGTTCTGTGCCTCATCAAGCAGGATGAAAGACTTCTCGAAGCTACGCCCCCGCATAGTGGACAAGGGGGCAATCTCAATGATCCCCTCACGCATATAGGTAGCCACTTCCTGTTTGCCAAGGTGTTTGAACAAAACTTCTAGGACAGGTTGTGCCCAAGGGGTGATCTTCTCCAAGAGGGTACCGGGGAAGTAGCCTAGATCACGCCCTACAGATACGTTAGGGCGAGTAAGGATGATCTTTTCCACCTGTCCGGTCTGTAGCATTTGGGAAGCATAGGTAGCAGCGACATAGGTTTTCCCCGTGCCACTGCTGCCAATAACTACAACTTGGTTGTTAGCCTCTAGGGCTTTGATGTAGTCATCCTGATGCTCATTCATAGCAAAGAGTTGAGTAGTAGCCCGCTTAGTCTTGGGTCTCGTTGCCATTTTTCAAACCCTCTACTTTCTCTTCTACTTGACGAATGTGATCAATCATTGTGGACATGTCTTCCCAAAGATCATCATTCTCTTGCTCTAACATTTCCATACGAAACTTCTCGTGCCAGAGGAAGCCTAGCAGGCCCACCAAACCCGCTAGGATAATCGCGTCTGCAATACTAATCATTGTTTACCTTATACAGTGTCACAGGTTCGGAAACCTGTAGTTGGATCAACGTAGCAAGCCCCACCCTCTACAATAGTTTCATCCTCTTCCACCTTTTCATCTACAACATCTTCAACAGCACTGGCGTTCAGGATACCAAAACGTTTGCCTGCAACCCGGAAAGTAGTGCAACCTTTAGCCCCACCGTCATAAGCCTGCATGTATACATCTTTGAACTCGGACCAAGTAACATCATTACCTACGTTACAAGTTTTAGAGCAAGCACTATCAACCCACTCCTGAGCAGCAGTCAACATAGCAACGTGATCTTTAACAGGGACTTGATCCGCAGTCTTGCACTTAACCCCCCACTCACGGTAAGCGTAATCCTCAACTTGTTCATACATAGGGCCATCAGCAGTTTGGATAGTCCGAGTATAAGAGTAGCTAAACACAGGCTCAAGACCAGAGGATACGTTGTTAGCGGTTAGAGAGATAGTCCCGGTAGGCGCAATAGAAGTAAGGTGACTGTTACGGATACCATACTCCTTGATTGCATCTCGAACTTCCTTATCCAACTTCTTAATGAACTTACCAGCAAGGTAACGCTTTTCGTCGTAGAGAGGAAATGCACCTTTCTCTTTAGCCAACATAGCAGAAGCGTAGTAGGAGCCATTAGCAATGATTTTTAGAACACGCTTAGTAAAAGCTTGAGCCTCTAGTGAACCATACTCGATACCAAGAGCACCGAGAACATTACCAAGGCCAGTGATACCCAAACCCATTCGACGTTTATTCTTAGCCTCCTGTTCCTGTTCAGGTAGAGGGTAGATAGTTTCGTCAATCACATTGTCCATAGCCCGAACAGTATGAGGAATATCTGCCTTAAGCAAAACTTCGTTGAATTGGAACTTGCCGTTGTCGTCTTTGTAAACATACTTAGTCATATTCCAAGAGCCAAGTAGGCAAGCGCCATACGGGGGTAAGGGTTGTTCTCCGCAGTTATGCACAACAATAAAATCAGAGATAAAGTTGTGGGTATCCTCCACTGAAAGGTCGTAGACCTCGGTTACAGGCCCCTCTTCAACAGAGATTACACAAGCACTTTTTTGGTTTTTTAGATTAGATTTGATTTCACTTGGCATAGGTTTAACAGTTTTACCTACCTTAGACCCACTAGAAACAAACCGCCAAAGGCCTTTTTCATTGTAGCCGTTTACCATGTGATCGTTAGCACAATTATACCTAGTTAAACTGGCGTGTTCTCCGTGGCAAATAATCTCAAGGTTTTCGTAGCTGTTGTTGTAAGTATCCCCGTCAATATGGTGAACGTCATGGCCTTCTGGGATTTCACCATAGGTAGCTTCCGCCACCATACGGTGTTCCATACGGTAAGCCCGGTTATCCTCGGTAGTCAATTTAACCCCCGAATAAGCCACACCCCTACGGGAACGACACAGGTGAACTAGTTGATCCCCAACTCGCAAATCTTGTGCTTCTACCCAACCTTTACCATCAACGTAAATCTTGTGATCAGGTGTGCAAATCACTTGCTTACCAGAACCAACAGTTACGATAAGGGTTTTTGCACTAGGTTTAGAAACCCAAGAGGCGGAGGCTTGACGAATGCCTAAGGAACCATCTGGTAACATAGTGTAGACTTTAACAGGCTCCTTGATATCCTTAATCTTAACCCGCCCCTCCACGGTTTCAATCAAACTATCCGGGTGCAGACAAGGGTTTGTCGCGCTAATATCTTCACAGTAGTAGAGGTTGTTCATATGGTTGACGCGATCAATAAAGATCACACCTGGTTCAGCCCAATCCCAAGTATTACGAAGGATAGCTTCCCACAGATTGACTGCGCGGATAGTGTCATACACTTGATCCTCAAACACAAGGTCAAACATCTGGTCATCTTTAACAGCCTGCATGAACTTGTCAGTGACAAGAACAGAAACGTTAAATTGCGTAAGATTAGTAGAGTTTGCTTTAGCAGTAATAAACTCCATAATATCTGGGTGATCTACACGAAGACAACCCATCTGTGCCCCGCGACGATGACCAGCAGATGCAATGGTTTTACAGATAGCATCCATGATTTGCATGAACGACACTGGACCAGAAGCTTGTGACCCAAGGGATTTGATCTTAGCCCCTTTAGGTCGGATACCAGAGAAGTCGTAACCAACCCCGCCACCCATCTGCATAGTCTTAGCCGCCTCGGTAGCAACAGCCATAATTCCCATCAGGGAGTCTGGGACTTTCTGCATAACAAAGCAGTTAAAGGCTGTTACCTTACGGTAGGAACCAGAAGCGGATTGAACACGTCCACCAGGAAGGAAACGTTGCTCTTTGAGTTGCTCGTTAAAATAATTGTAGTGCTCTTCGTTATCAGTTAATGCACCAGCAACCCTAGCACACTTTTGATTAAAGGTTTCTCCCTCTTGTCGATATTTCTTTTCATCAGCCCAAATGGCAACACTAATGGTAGGTCCAGTCATCGGAAGGTCAATCCCCAAGGCAAATCAATTACGTTATCTTGTTTCATTTCTACACAAGATGCCCCACCAGAGAGATAGATTTTCTTAGTGGGACGTTGCTGTTGTAGTAGTTCAATCAGTTCTCTTACTGTCACACTAGGTCACTCAAATCTGGTGGAACATAGTTAGGGCCTTTAAGAACTTTTCCATCTTCACGATAGATAGGCTTTCCATCGTCGTCAAGCTTACTCATGTTACTTGTATGAACTCGGTTAAAGGCCGTGTCGATATCCCAACCAAATGTTGCAGCAAAGCCGTATGTAACATACAAAAGATCAGCAAGTTCTTTAAGTAGGTTTTCTGGTGTTTCCGCGTTCCAAGCCTCAGTATGTTCCTCCGAAACTAAAGCAAACCGCAAGTCTTGTAAGTGCCAGTTGCGAGCAAAGGGTTGGTCTAAAGCAGACTCAAAAGCTTGGTGGAATTCTCGAACCTTCTCGTAGTTTGTTTTAGTCCTCATTGAATACCTCTAGGTAAATGTAGCCTGTGTCATCTAAGATTTCTAGAACCTTCCACGGGGTTAGATTAAACCGCAGCAGGATTTCCTCGTACCCGTAGGTCTCAATCAAATCTAGGATTTTACGTTTGTCATAATCACTCACGGTTGTTACTCATTCAAAGTTACCTGTATTCTCATTATACTCTCGGCCAGCACTAGCGATAGCCAAAGCCCCTTGTGCATTATAGGTCTTGAACACAGTCCACCAGAACAAACCAAACTTAAGTTCTTGAACGTAGAGGAGTCGGTTCTTATCCTCTAAAATACGCATTTTATTCATCTGTGAAAGAACCTCGTAAATCCTTCATACTTGTTGTCAAGTTTAATCCACACGAAATTATCGACACCTTTAATCTTCTTACCGTCTTCACTCTCGAACCACCAAAGCCTACCTACTGAAACTACGTCAGAGCAGACACCCATATAAGGTGCCATACGTTTATTATGGATACAGTCTGCCGGTAGTAGCAGCCAAGTAGGAAGTAGTCTAGGTAGATACTCTAGCATCGGTTGAAGCATAGACCATTCGTATGGTGGATTAGTGATAAAGCCGTCTACATTTTTAACATCTGCACCTGTGAGGAACAGACAATTCTTTTGCACAATGTCAGCCCGTTGAGGCTCAATGTCATACGCTGCCACACAGGTCACAGGAGGGCCGCTAGAGGCCAGTAGATCAATCAGGCTACCGTCACCAGCGCAGGGTTCGATATAGCGTGTCTGCGGCTTGTAGCGGACGTGTCCAGCCCCTACCTCGGACAGCCACAGGAAGGGTGCGAGCGCTGCTACTGCCGCAGGGTCTTTTGTCCCATACCAATCGCGGGGTTGACGGGGTTTCTTTTCTAGTTCACGCTTGCCCAAAGTAACCCTCCGCTTTTGTCAGTGTGTCAAGGACGCTTTCGTAATTCCACAGAGAAACACTAGCGGTCACATAAGCTTGAGGGAACGTAACCCCCAAACCGTATTTGTAACAATACCCTCGGTCGTCAGACTCCACAGTCATTGAAAGAACATAGTAATTAAAAGTACCTGTGAATTTACAACCATCATGTGTGACACTACGAGTTACCTCAAAAGCATCCCCAATCGTATACTTAGGTTTACCCAACTAACAACTCCTCACTATTAAGCCACTCGTCCTCTTCCCAAGAATCAAAGATAACTTGTTCAGGATAAGTCCCAATACACTTGATGTAGCAGTCTAAGCACAGGTTACTATAGGTAATACACTTGCCAAAACTGCCATCGTCAAAAGTATCATAGTCTTTGGTCATGACACGCCAACCAGAGGTAGGACGGTATTTATCTTCGTGTCCGCAACTAAAGATTACTTTACCCTGCAACTTCGATCACCTCTACACCAGCTTTCCTAGCCATAGTAACCATGTCTTTAGTCCCCACCCCACCGGGAAAAGCAATCACTAGATCAGGCTTACCTTCATCTAACATTTGTTGGTTACGAATATGACCAGCAGACTTACCAAACTGCTTCCAATCAGCAGGGAACCTTAGTTCTTGAAAGTTATGTTGCTTCGCCCAAATCCTAGCCATAAAATCCGCACCTTTAGCATCCCCATGAATAATGATAGGGTATTCTACAGGATAACTTCCGTAGTCTCGGGCAGCAGGATGAAACTCACGATACATATAATTAGAGAAGGTTAACCAGTCGTCATACTCTCTACCACCACAAACTAGAACCCTCATTATTGGACCACCATCATAAGAACAATCTTTTCATCGTCTTCTAAGTCTTGTCCAGCCCACTCGTAGTACTCGTTAAGTTTTGTATTCCACACAACCTCTTTTTCTCGGACACTGCTTACTCGGTAGCTGTGGTCGTAACTCTCTACTAGAACCTTATCCATAAGCTTTCCTCAACCTTTCCATTGACACAAACTCTGGATCAAACTTCCCGTTATCAACGTCACGCATAATCACCAAACCTTGCCACCAGGAATTATTCGACTGACCAGCCCACAACTCCTCTTTACCTTTGAAGCAACCTACAACCATACCAATAGAGGGGCTAGGGTGTGCATCATCCTTAAAGTAGATACCTCTCTTATGACTGTGACCGCAGACAGATGAACTATGCCGTTGCTGGATTAGAGCATGAGCATGGTGCATACCAGAGATAGCGGTCCCATAATTACCAGCACTAAAATAGTGGGCGTAGGATACTCCATCATAATCAGCAATAGCAGGTCCAGAGTTGTGATAACCATGGTAGTCATCAAACCAGTGATCAGTCTGTAGGTGCGAGAAGCTGATACCGTATGTAGGACCTTCGATACGTGGATCAAGGGCTACTGCTTTCTTAATCCGGTTCTCATGGTTGCCTTCAAAGCCAATACGATATGGCCTACGTTTTTTCTTGAGGCTGTAGCGATCCCAGATACGAGATTGTGCATCATTATAAGAGTTGATATCTCCTTCATAAGATTGAGTAGCGATGGCTTTAGGATACCGTGTATCATAAGAGTTGAGGGAGGCCATATCCGCCCCATCCCCCAAGTCGATAGTATAGTCTGGTTTGATATCCTCAATCAGATCACCAAGCCAGTTGAAGCGTTCGTTAGTTACTTCTGGTTTGGTGTGAGCGCAAGACCATACGATTGCGGTTTTACTCATGTTTTCTCTACCAATACGGCCACAAGATTCGGGTTATCC